GTTACATCTGAATCTTTTGGTAATATCCTTTTCTCAGCATTACCTAATTTAACATGATATGGAGAATTAGCTTTTCGTTTAAGCAATATATCACGTTCTTTTCTGTTTCCTAAAAAACTATCAATTATTTTTACTGTTGGATATATAATACCTATGCCATATGCATCATTGCCTGTCTTATTAAAAGAAATCTCTGCAATATCTTCTGGTTCAATTGGAATAATCTTAGTTTTATCTATTTTGTCAAAAGCTCCTGCATATTGATTATATTCTTCAACTTCGCCTTCGTCATTAATCTTTTTATACATATACTTTGCATCAAGAATCTTTGCACGTTCTATGCCACCGCCTATGCCAGCAATTTCCATATAACCTTGACCTTTTTTAAGAGCTTCTTTAGTCCATGCTCTTAACAAACTATCAGCTCCAATATCATTCTCCCAATCATCTAGAATAACTTTAGCCTTTTTTGCTAATTCATCATTCTCATCAATTTTAATAAAATGACCAGGACCTATGATAAAATCTACATATTTATCGATTACTGCTGTAACTAAACCGAAATTCTTATACAAATCATCGGCAATAGCTAAATCAAATAAATGTGCTTCGCCTAACTCAGAAGGAAATTTTACAGTATTCTTTGGAACCTTACCTTTAGATGCCTCTTTATAATTAGTTGGCACTCCGCCAATTCCTATACTGATTGAATTATCTAACTTTTCGGTGAATGGAATTCTCATGATTGCAAAAATGAATTATAGAAAAATATATTTTTACTTATATTTAAATCTTTTTATGTTAATTATATAATTATGCTATTGCGAAGCTAGTATTGGTTTTAAAACTAGCAAGATTAGAACAAGCAAGAGCCAATGCAATAACACAATCGTCATGATATCCCTCTGGAGCATTCAGTTTTGTATTACCAGCTTTTGTTATTTCATATTCATATATCTGCAGTTCATTTATTAAATCTGGTATATCAGGATAATGAACTTCTTGCTTTTCTATCATGATTGAAAGATTATCAATAAGGTCGTTTTTGCTCTTATTATTAAATACATGGCCAGCAATATTAAGTCCTTCTGCTCTAAGGTCTTCTAAGATAGCATCACCAATACCAGTAGCATCAATCTCAATTTGTGCATTGTTATAAGTTCTAGCTACTTCTATGATACGTTTCTTCTGTAAACTCCAATCTATCTGATTAAACCTATCAAAGAACACAACCTGGTTATCTCTAAGGTCAATAACTATTATGACTGTGTAATCCGTATATTTTGCTAAATCCACGCCTATAACATACCTAAGTGAGCCCTCGGTGTCTCTAAACTCTTCTTTAATACATTTTCTTACACCTCTAAAGACTCCACCTGCATCTGTAAGGAATTTTGCTAGATATTCCTGTTCAAATGCACGTTGTGTTGTTGTTCTTCTTGCCTCTTCTTCCTCTTCGTCAGGGAAATATGGATTATCAATAGATTTGAATGACCATGATGCATAATTCTTTACTAAAGGGTCTTGTCCTCTTAAATATCCTTCAAAGAACCAATTCCTACCACGTGGTGTTGAAATCGCTATGCACCAACCAAGTTTATCAGATAATGTAGGTCTAAGACATTCTTCCCATACTGATTTCTTAATACGAGCAGCTTCATCAATGACCATACCAGTAACACCTTCTCCTATCAAAGAATCTGGATTATCTGCTGATTTGCCTACAATCTCAGTGCCATTAAGAAGTTTAATATGCAACCTAGATTCGCTTTTAGTCTCTATCCAATATGGAAACTTTCTTGTAAAAACCTTATAGATTTCTCTGAAGACTTTTTTAGACAGTTCATATGTAGGAGCAACAACCCATAACATCTGGTTTGGAACCATAGCAGCTTTAATTATTTCATGCGCAGCTCCTAGGCTCTTACCCCATCTTCTGCCACAAGCAAGAAATTTAAATCTTGCATTAGAATCATGTATAACTTTTTGTGTAGGATGTGGTTGATAGCCTATTCTCTGAAATAGCTTGTCTTGATTTAACACACATCCTCTATATTCTACTTCCATTTTAAATAAAAGGTTGAGGGAGTTTAACCTCGCCTCAACCTAAATACCGTACCTGGCAATCTTGTCAAGTGATGACTTAACTATTATTTTAAAAAGGGTGCCCTGCACGTAAAAAACATTTCCATTCTTTTGATTTATGAGGTGCTGGAAATGTAAAAAACCATACAGGGCGAAGGTAAACTGTGTCGAGGATGAGATTCCTCGAATTTAAATAAGGGCTGGTATAGTTAATACCTTCTACAGTCTGCCCAATGACGTTATCCAAGTTACTAACTTGTAGTTTAAATAATTTTTTTCTTTCTTCGTGATATTGCTCTTCCTATACTACCTCTTGAACCATGCGAGCTACCGACTACAAACGTTGCATAAATATCCATAACATATTTTTCTACACTTAAAACAATTCTTAGTCGGTTTATCTGTCATTTATATCACCTTTAAAAAGCGCGGCCAGATGATAACCACTACACTACAGCTCTAGGAGCCGACAGGAATCGAACCTGTGTCCTGGCCTCATTATAGCTGTATAATAAAAATTAAAAAAAATAAAAAAAGGAAAAGCTTATGCCAATCCAACAAAAGTTATACTTGCTTCCAAAGCTTCTTCTGGTACTATCAGACTTACTTCGTTGTCCTCAAGACTGTCTTCAGGGTTTTCGATTACAATACCATACGCTGTGATGAAGTTATCATCCTCGTTTGCTATTGAAACACCGTCTACCTCAACATCAGATAATGCTGCATTAATCTTTATATCACCAACAGTTAATCCACTGCCTACAATATTAAGAACTAATCCACTATCGCCTAATGTTACTGAAGCTGCATCTATAAGGTCATCGTCTTCGTCGTAAAAACCTGTACCATCAATGAATACTCTATCGTAATCATTCAATCCGCTTATGATTTCGCCTGTTAATTCAATTGCATAATCGTTGTCTTCCTCAAAGAAATAATCCTCTGAATCTTCTTCTGATACACCATCAAATCTTACACAAACATAATCATTTGGTAGACATACTGAATCACCTGCTGTTATAGCTTGGTAATCTTCGTCTTCATCAACTTCATCAAAATCTTCAGCTAATACTAAGCCTATTGAATTTGCATCTATTGACCATTCCCAAATTGAATCTTCTTCGTATTCATCACCGTCTTCAACTTCATTATTGACATCGTTACCAATCTCTATAGTAACAAAATCTGTAATGTCTTCATCGCTGAAAACGTCTTTTGCTCTGATTTCTATGTCGCAAAGTTCATCTGTCTCGTCTTGCTCAATCATTGAACTTTCTGAAACGCCATCGCAAGTAACTTTAACAAAGATTTTTTCTTCACCTATTGCTTCAACTGTTACAGTCTTATCATCAACAACGATTGTCTCGCCTTCGTAGATAAGATATTCTGTGCCTTTGAAAAAGGTTATTTTATCATTGTCCCAATCGATTACTTCAACTGTTTCTCCTAAAAAACTAAATTCAAGAGTTTCGTCAAGGTCAATCTTGCTTGTATCAAGGTCATTCTCAAAGATTAATCTGTAAGATATATCGCCTTCTGCAAGGGTCATGTATACATTATCTTCATAATCTGCTTCGTTTATTGTAACGGTTGCTGTTGCCTCAATAACTTCTTCTGCGTCATAGTCGTCATCGTCGAAATCTATCTCACCATCAAACAAACTTTTTAAGTCTCTATCAGATATCACATAGTTATATGCATTATCTAAATTAAGTTCATCCTTGGTGTATTCTAATTCCAACTTCGCTTCAGTTGCTTTAGCCTCATCTTCTATTGCTAAAAGTGCAGCCTCCAGTTCAGATAACTTGCTATTTAAGGTATCTATCTCTGTGTCCTTAGCTGATTCTAAATCAGCTATTGCTTGTGTTGCTATTGCCTGTGCGTCTTCAAGAGATGTTCCTGCATCTTCAAGCTTACCATTAAGGTCCGCTATATTAGTATTCAGGTTGGCAACTACAACATCATTTTCTGCTACTACTTCCGCAACGTTATCATTAATTAAAGTACTAACCGATTCATCTGTATACTTAGGATTACATCCCACACAGAATAAAGTTAGAACTAGAATTAACACACACGCTGCAGTCGTGAGTATCTTTTTCATGCTCATAGTTATTCACCATTTGCTATTTTTTTACTAATCTGGGCAAAAATGCCTCAATTTATCTATATTTTTATTGATGGTATTTAAATTTTTTTATTTCATTTATAAAGGGTATCTTTTGTGTCCTTTATAAACTATCACTCCCCATTTTATTTCCTCCGTTCATTTATCCATCCATCAAACTATGCAAGTATTTTTTTCCATTCCTTAATAGCTTTTTTATCCCCTTTTATCCTTGCTTCACACAAAGGGCATATTTTATTCTTTGCACTTGTAAAATTAATGTTACATTCTATACATTTAAACAAATGTCCTTTTACACTTCCTTCATTAATTATTATTTCCTTTTTATCCACTTCATTCCACCTTCATTTATCCATCATTTTGTGTAAGTTCTTTCTCAATCATCATCATCTTCTATTAATTCACATCCTCTTGAAATTGATTCTATTTCTTGTTCTTCTGGTGAAAGTCTACTAAGTCTTTCATGTTCTTCATCTGAACAATTACAGTTCTTAAATTTTCTTTTCTTTTCCATCTTCATTCTCCGTGCGTTGTTTTGTTTCATTCAATCATGTACTTCAATACTTTTCTCAACAATAGCAGTATGCCATAACTTATACTCTTTATCAAGATTCATAGACTTAATAAAATCCCAATATAACTTCTCTTGAGTGCAATATCCTTCTGTATTAACCATATATATCTTTT